CAGCGGGTAACCCTGGTGCATTGATAGCCTGCTCTGCCGTGATAGTTCCACCAGGCGCAACCGTACCGCCTTCTCCAATCAATGCTCCGCTGATGCGTGCCTCGATGGCACGCGCACGCTTGTACTCATCCATCTTCTGTTTCATCGTCATGCTTTGGAGCAAATTCTGCTGCGCTGCCGTGTAGCCCTTCTGACCAGCACCATACGCCTCACCAAGCGCTTGGCCGAGTCCCACAGGGGTACGGCTCGGGCCGGATGACGCAAGCAGTTGCATGGCCGCTGCCATTACGCCCTGGTTCTGTAGCTGCGCTCTTTGCTCCGGAGTCATGTACTCGTCCAGCGCGGATGCACCGCCAAACATATCACCCAGCAGGCCGAGTGTGCGCTGTGGTGCTGCTCCAGCTTCTTGCGCTGGCTCTGCGCGATAGTTGGGGTTGTCCTGCGCCATGATGTCTTCAACGACAACAGGCATCCTTGGTGGTTGCACTTGCGGCTGCGCAGAAAGTGGCTGCATCTCACCCATCAGTCCCGCGCTAGGAGTGAAATCTCCCATTTGGGTAGGAGCGAATACTCCCATATTGTTGAGATATAAACTCTCAGGACCTCTCCCGCGTGACATAAATCTAGTCGTTGGGCGGTAGTTCTGATTGAACCTTGTAGCTCCAGCTCCATAACTAAGGGGATATTGGCTTAATGGACCAAAGTCCATTGGATTACCATAATAGAAATCTGACAGTGTTGCCATCTTGTTCCCCTTATCCAAAGTATCCAAGCAGACCGCCGAGTGCAGCGCCGTATCCACCGTAGGCTGCACCGCCTAGCTGCTGGCCGGCCAATGCACCACCCAAAGCGCCAGCGGTCTGGTTCCGGTAGTACGGTTGCGTTTGCGTCATGCCAAGGTTGGGTAGAGACGCTGTAAGCCCACCAGATGCAATCCCCAACTTCTCCAGGCCGATGTTGCGCAGTGCATCCAACTGAGCCTGCTCCAACTGCTGACGCGCACCGCCCAATCCCATAACCGCCTGGCCGCCAGAGATGTTCGCACCCTTGGCGTACTGAGCCAGACCAGCCGCCTGGCCGTAGCCAGCAGCACGCAACTGAGCAGCGGTGTCAGCAGCCTGCTTGATGGCCGCAGCGTTTGTGAGCGACTCCTGCACGCCCTGGCGAGATCCACCAAAGGCGCGTGCCGCAGTAGCCGCCTGCCGGTCTCGCAGTCGCTGAGTCTCCAGTGCGCCACCTACGTCAGCCAGTGAACGCTGTACCACCTCGTTTTCGTAGGGGTTCATGAACTGCTGGATGGACTCGCCAGTAAACGGGGTCAGTGCCTCGTTTGTGACTAGCTGCTCACCGGCCTGGTACAGAGGATTAAAACCGGCAAATTGCCGTACCGGCAACGCTCCGGCTACGCTCTGAGCCTGGCCGATGTTGGCTAGATAAGCCGCCTTCAGATCAGGGTCAATGGATGAAGTGCTGGTACTAGTCCCGCCGCCTTTAGACATATCGTTTCTCCTTACATTTCGAGCAAGCCGCGCAGCTTGCCCTTTGAAATCTTGCCCGAGTTAATGGCGTTCATCAACTCGATACCGTACTTCTTGACCGCCTTGTCATTGATGACGTACTCGCCATCCTTGAGCGCGGCATAGCCGTCATCAGGACCATCTGGATTCGGGCCTAGCAAGTGCATCATGGAGACGTGACCGCCTTTGGCAAAGCCAGCGCCACCACTATTGAATCCTGGCGTACCTGGTCCCATTCCAAACTGACCAGATGCCGCCGCTGCTGCCGCTTGCGAACCAGGTGCGTACCCACCGACGGTATAACCGCCTCCAGAACTACCCTGCCCACCGCCAATACCTGATATGGAATATCCTGCTCTTTGAAGTGCTCCAAAGTCAACATTCCCCTCACTGTCAACAAAGCTAGACATAGCCACAGGAACTGCGCGAACCCATCTAGTTGCATCCCTTGCACCGTATCGCTCCTGAGTCCATCCTTGTCCTTGGTCCGGAGAATCTTCCCCTTTCCATGTCTCTTTAACAGTCATCATTGGCACTGGTGCAGGGGCTGGAGCCACAACGGGTGGCGCAGTGACAACTGGAGTAGAAATTACCCTCTGTGATGGGTCAAGGCTCATAGGGTTAGCTACAAGACCAGTGTCTGCATTGGCTGCTGTTATGGCAGCTTGCAAAGCCTCATTGCGTGCTGCTGCGGCTGCTTGGCTGCTGAAATTTGGGTCTGGTGGGCCATACGCAAATGACTCAGGATCAAGTCCAAGTTTCTCCAGCCTGCTGTCGTACCATCCATCTGCACCAAAATATTTAGCTGCCTGCCCAGGTAGGGTTAAGTTTCCAAATAAATCCTGAGCACCCAACGCAAGACTTCCCTCAATTGGGTTTGCAGCGTAATAGGCAGCACGCTCCGCTGGAGTCATCTGAGAAAATGCGCTTGGGCCTTCTCTGTTTGCATTATTACCACCGGCACTGCCAGTAGTCGATGTAGTTGGGATTTCTACTGGCAATGCTGGAGCTGGAGCTGGACGCTGGTACGGTGTAAAGCCACCTGTGTAGGTGGACGGCATATCAGTAAACGAAAATGGCTGCGCCTGCTGATAATTAGCCATGATTTCAGCGTAACGATTACGCCCACCAGATGCTGGCGTGTAAGGTTGCCGCCCAGGATAGGAGATTGGGACTCCAGCAGGAGGAGACATAGTGGGATTGCTTACGCCAGCGGCTCTAGCAGCCGCAGGACTGCCGTACGCCGTCCCATCAGGGCCATACACAAGCACTCCTAAAGAGGGTTCATCTCTACCACCAAGGCTCATATCACAACTCCTTGCTAAGAATATGCCACTTAGGGGCATATCCCTCGTCTGCTAAAAATGTCCTTGCCCAGCCCTTACGGCCGGCCAGGGTAACTCGCGTGCAACCATTCTGCTTTCCCCAAGACTCGATGTGTGGTCGCATCAGCTTGAGTTCATCGAGGTCGCCGCCAGCAAGAAAATAGTGCAGATTCTTGAGTCGCGGATAGACAATGATCTCAGTGATGACTGCGCTTTTTGTCCCAGCCCATAGCTGGAACCGTCCTACCTCTACACCCTGCGCAACATCTTCAAGAGTGTGAGTTCCTTCCGAGTATTCTAAGGCCGCTTCGATGTGTTGTGCCAGCCGCCAGAAATCCTCCATCACCGTTTCCCTGCCGATGTAGCCTCCAGCCGCATCACGCCGACCCGCCAATCGTCCAAGACGTTGCCGGTCACCTTCATTTTGACGCTACGACCTGAGAACCTGGCGTCGGTTGGCTGCTTGGAACTGAACGGGCCGTGGCTTGTCTCTGCCGATGTCGGATAAAGCCTAGCCGTGAAAGAGATGGCGACCTCGCCCAGAGTCTGCTCGTCGGGTATCACCGACCTGACGGCCATCACGTTGTCTCCGTTACCGAGTTCAATCGGTCCTGACTGCGCGTAGGGAGAGACAGAGTCGTAGGTATAGCCGACCTCGTGGTCGTAGATGTACCCGTCGGTACTGACAAACAGCGGATTAGCAAATACGCCTCGATCTGTTCCAGCGGTGCGCGTCATCATCCCGATAGACCAATGTCCCTCTCGGTAGTTGTAAGTTACATAAGAATCATTCTCATTTGAGGACAGTGACGGGTAGAACCAGGTCACCTCGCCATAGGTAGAGTTGTGGACGGCGTAGACCTTGGACGCCTGCGAATAGTTGATATTGTTGAAGATGTAGTCCCCGACATCGCACTGCATGGGCTTGACGAATCCGTCGTAGGACCAGAATCCCGACTGACTCATCCACATCGCGGAGGTGTCGATGGCCGCTACAGCCTGCGAGGAGATGACGCCGCACCCACTGCCCACCTTCTCAAAACTGTAGACGAATGGCAGGCCGATGTAGCTGGCGACGTGCGCGTCCACATCAGTAAACAGAATGTTGACACCTCGCACGCGCTTGCCGCATCTCAGAGATCCTGGTGTCGCTAGTTCAAAGTCACCAGCCTGGTTGTTGGCTGCCGCCGTCCAGGTTGTATTGTTCTCTTGGTCGCACCACTTTACCAAACGCGGATTACCCGACGCGCCCAGAGCAAACATGATGCGCTCGTTGGTGACCAGAAGAGCCGCGCAGCTTGTTGGTGCGTTGGTGATAGCGGCCGCAAGCGTGGGCGTCGTGAACCCTAGCTGCCACTCGTACAGCTTGCCGTCTGTGCTGCTGCACGCCACCAGGTACTCGCCCCAAGTGTCCAGGCTCCAGGTGGTGGCCGGTACTGATCCGGTGTCAGGTCGCGCAGTGCCATAAGACAGGCTTCCATATGTCCAGTACCCGTAGCCTGTAGTGCCAGTG